AATAGGTTGAATATTGTGATCATATCTGCAATATTGTGATAGTGCGTGTTCTTCATTACTCAGTATCACATAAGACATAGATCATTTTTTTTCTGCTCGTACATTTTCCTTGTCTGGGGGGAAGCGTTCTAGAAAAGTCACTACCATTCCGTCTCCCCTTCGTCATAATCGTCACCAATATCTATGTAACCATATTGATTGGGGCTAGATATTCCTAATCGTCTTAGAGATGCTTCGATTTGATCATTGATATTTATGTCAATATACATGTTATTTTGATCTAAGCGACCTATATTTCCCTCATCATTGTTCTCATTTTGGTCCTCAAATGGCTGGTTCTCTACCCAATGGCTTAGTGCTTTGAATAAATTATCTAACTCTATGTTTATTAAATCAATTTCTTTTATAGCTGGGATGTAGGATGATAAGGGGGATTCTCCGGATCTTTTCTGTGCAGATCTCCTTGCTAATACCCTAGAGAGACTCTGTCTTAATGAGTTTATATCCTGTATTGTCATTGAACCGTTACCAATCAGATCAATCATTCTATCATATAGATAACTAATTGATCTGTATATTTTGATCATATTGACATCAGTCTGTCTGATTCTATATTCATTTCTAATAAGGGACCATAAATAATTTAATCCATAGAGATAGTCCCCGTGAAACGCACTGAGGATCAAAAGTTTGAAGGACATTGAGAAGTCTCGTTGGAATTGTGAACTAGAGAATGTCTTTAACCTTTCATGGTCGTCTAAGAATCTCCTCATAGAATTAAGATCTATTAAACTCATCTCATAATTGAACTGATTCATTCCTAATGCGATATTGCACTGTGCCCGTACAGGCTGTAGTGGATGTGCAGATCTCATATAAAATAAGAAGTCCTGTGTGGCCCCAGATGCCTTGACCCCATGCTTTATAACCTCAGGACTGTGCAATGCCTCCAGATGAGAGACCTTGTATTTTCGTGAATTATTGGAGACTTGCCCGATCTTACTCTCATCATAGTCATCATAGCATGATTTGTTGAATTCTATTGCATTTGTAAGGAATGGTGTAGTAGTCAGGAAATGCCGTCTATCTAAGAAGTCCTGGCACCAGTAGATTACCGGATCCTCACTCATTTCCGATAGAAATCGCTTAATGTAATAGATTTTTGAGTTTATCACTTCCTCCTGTATAATTTGTTTGATCAACAAATCTGCCTGTTGGTGATCGGGAAGGTATATTGATATAGAGTTTGGTTCATATTCTAATAACTTCAACTCTCTACTGAATGGTGTTAGCATACGCGAGTAACCATACGCAATACTCTTGAATGCTGAGGTATTCCTCAGGGAGGTCTCATTTTCTGTCACATTTGGATCACCTGGAACACCAATCAGATAAATTTGATATGGTCGGTTGTACCTATTCATGGGGTAGGATAAATAATGCTGGAATGGTGGGAGCAAATGGTGCCTCCTGAGTTCATAATTCTCAACAAGGACTGAATTTAATCGAATCGAATATGCAATGTTATTCTCCTCCAATAAAAATATCAGATCACAAACGTTCCTATTCTGATCGCCAGTAAAAGATATATCAATGTGAACCCAATGATATGACAATATGAATTTCAGCGATGAATTATCAAAAACATCGTATTCCCTGTCGAATCTGACAACAGGATGGTGATATACTTGAGTGAACACATCTGGTAAACTGTAAGAATCGGCCACTAACTCTAGTTCACGACAGACATATTGGAAATCTCCCCTACCTGCAGTGAGATCACAGATCCGGGTTGCACCATTGATCTGGAATTTGTCCTTAATTATATTAAATAACGCGTACTGCGAGGATAATGAATCTGATCCAGTTATACTTGTGAAAATTTGTGGATTGCATGCCACATAACTACATCGTTTGGCAAACTGCAGCAGTGGTAATATCTCTGCTAATGTTTCCATGTTATTATTCGATATTTCGTCTATAGCATAAGATAAATTCAATGTTTCCTCCGGTATAATTTCATGCCCTGTAAGAACAGTACTTTGACCAGTGCTGGGCAATGTGTCTGGAAGAATTAAATTTGCCAGTATATTTTCATCTTTAATTTCTTCTAATATTGCCCGTATATTCATCTCTCCCTCTTTAATGTAATTATCAAATGGTTGATGACCTATTAGATTGATTTGGATAGCAATTTGTGGACACAGCAATGTCATTGTTGCCAGTGAGATTCCATTGTTTATTAATATGGTCATCATTTCTTCAACATTGAGTTCTATTGAATAGGTTGTTTCTATTACTGATATATTAAACATCAAAAGGTATTCAATAGCTATGAATAGGCTCATTCGTCTCCTATGATCATCAAATTCTATTAGAGCATTTTGATATTTTGCTAATCTGGGGAACAGCATCTCTTTCTGGACCGGTGAATTAGATAACTGGAGTAATCTCTCAGTCAATTCCAAAAATTCTGAATCTATTGGCTTCATATCGCCTGCTGTCTGGATGCACTGGTTTTGTAGGACCGTTATTAGTGAATTCTTTTTTGATAATAATTTTGGCTGATGCCTCCGAATCAGCACATTTGATAATCTTTCTGCTAAAAAATTGTAAATTGCATCGACGGATTTATCAGCGTATTCTACCTTGATCATTTTGATCCTTGATATTAACGGTTTCCAACTGTTCACATCAATATAAGAATTACTTATAGACATATGCTCCGAGTCCAACTTTTTCATATAAGTAAGAATCATATCATCAATCAATTCATCGCCCATAGAAGTGATTTGCACTTGAGATGCCAGGTTAGGTATGGTTGAGATATCTAGTATATTGTCATTATAAAGATAATGGGAAGCCATGAATCGAAATTTCATTTCTGAAAAGGTATGCCCTCTCAATGCTGAGTAACTAGTGTATTTGCCCATCATTCTGCATTTTGTCGGCTTCGGTGTTATGAATTGAACATCATGAATTCCGATGATGTTTTTGAATACATATCTTGCAATGAACCGTGATGATTTATTAGATCTATCTAAAACTATCATTGAAAGAACAAGCCTTAATCTAAGATAATCAAAATTAATGTTACTGTCTACCAGTCCCATGGAATTCACAAGTCGTTGATCGATATCTGATGTATATTTCAATGACTTATTATATTCGGATCTCAGATAAGAACCACTGTTGAACCTCATGTTAGGAATCCTATGTAGTATCTCACCACCGACTTCTGTAGGACTAAAGGCAACTAATTGATCGAAAGTTTGACCAGTAAGAGTAGATAACGATAGATCACATGCCTTGACACAATCAATTTGACTGTCTGCATCCATATTAATTAACTGAACATTACCTTTCATAAGCATCCACTTTGTTATGGTGACAAGTTTTGCTGCCAAGAGTTCCTCCTTATTTCCTATCATCCTATCTTCTTCCAGTAGTTCACCTTTATATAAAATCTCATTTCCTACATGAGGTTGATCAAACACCCTCACACCTCTATCATAATGATAAGGACTGGATTGTCTGACCGTTATTATAAATGGGTTCCTCACTGTCTCCTCTATCAGATTATCATACAGAATTTCGTCGACTTCAATGAATTTGATGGAACTGAACATACTGGACCTCCTTTGAATGCAATATTCTACTGTTTGAGTATCCTTCCCAATAGATCCATATGAGGTCCTCCCGGATCTTGCCGCAATCCGAATATTTTCTATTGATCTTTTCACTAATGAATTTCTCAACCGTGGTAAGGACGATACCTCACTTAGTATACTTGAACTAGTCTCAATCTTATTAATGAGCAAGTCAATAAAATGGGAAGAAGTGTTTTCATAATAAAATTGAACAATTCTTGTGTGAAAATTCTCTCGAAATATACATATAAGTTCTTTCTTTATAGAATCCTGTTCATCATCCAGCATGAACAGTTTAGATATCATCTTATTCTTATTTTTTTTGCGCACCATGCTTTTCAAGGATTGTGTTATACTTGTGGAAGCTGAGGTTACCAAGCTATCACAAGGCCAATTGGAAGTCAGCAGCCTACTTTCATTGAGATTTAATTCATTACTCTCATCTACTGACATCAATACTTCTAGATAATTAAAAAAGAAGGCGGGACTGGAACTGTATTCACTGATCCACTTATGGAGGTAATGAAGAGATTTTGAGAACCCACAACTATGACCTGAGAGGAATAAGTTGATATGCAAACTTGCACCCAATCCACCCATTGATGTAGGTAGATAAAGCCAAAAAAATAGTAATTCTTTAATAAAAATATCATATATCTGCAAGTACAATACTCGATCTGCACTATCTACGAATCTATACTGGGCTACTGATAACATGAAAACTGATTTCAGTGCTTCAGATAGATGAGGCCCTCTCATCATTGTAATACTTCTGTTCAAATATCTTGAGATGTCATTTATTACAGAATTATAAGTGTCAATCATAAATTCCTTTTCTATTAATACAGTGTCATCCTTGACTTGATATAATAGATTCGACAGATTTTTAGGAAGTTCATGCATCGAGAGAGGTCCTTCATTTGCGGGTCTAGACAAAATTGAGTGGGGAAGTCGTGATGTCAATAATCCTAACTTAAAATTCTTTAAATAACAGCATGTTTCACTGTGGTTTGTACCTTCCATGGCAGAAGCAATTGATGAGCAGATTCCTGCTACCTCTATCTCGTCAGACATTATCATTGGATTATTTGCACCACTAGTTGATATCATTTTCTTGAGTGTTGAATCTGATTTCATCCCATCAAAAAAGTGTTGTCTTAACATTGTGATCCTGTGCTTGGATAATGCAGTTTGACTCATTTTCACGGTCATTCCAAATTTTGAACAATGGCTTATTATTTCCTTGAACGTTTTATTCACAGTGTGCTCATTTGCATCTGGTAGGGTGATTATGGCATTCACATCATCTGAATATATCATTGCTTTCCTCACGTCTATTGATGTCATTTCCCTTATGAGTTTAATCATGAGAGTGGTGTGAAGTGTCCAAAAAGGGTTAAGCCAGCCTTCTATACCGCCATATTGCCCTGTGCTCAATATAACCTTGTCTTCATATTCATCATAATGATAGACATCCAATTGTCCAAAATAGTTAGGGAGAGATCCCCATCCGAATTGCCCGAACAGATTGCCAAAGAATTCTGCCAATTCTGAGGTGTTCTCCTCTTGCATTGATTGATTATGTCCCTCTATATCCAACATTAAAGAATAAACATCTGGTTGAAGCAATTCCTGTGCAGCTTCATGAATAAGCTCTTTCCTTACTTTGTCCTGTGGTGTCATTAGTTGCTCATCATAATAGTTTAGGACTTTCTTCATCTTTGTAGCGATTACACTCAAGGCATGTTTATTCTCCAATTCTCCATTTGCAAATAGTCGTGCTTCAACTTTCTGTTCCCGCTCCTTTTCTATGAGCCTTGCTGGAAATTTGCAGGAGTGAATTTCCTCTGAAGCTATGGTCCTGTATATTGCCTGCTCTTTCCTGATGAAGGGTGCGTCCGAGAAAAACTCTTTCAAGATGTAATTCTCCTTTTCTATGACCTGTAATAATTCCTTCCTTGAATCACCGGGACCCAAATGAATTTTAGATTTAATTGCACCTTTGTCCTTTGCAAATTCTAAGGGGTCTTCTGTCAATGTATTATCCATACAATTATATATACAGATGTCATCCCACCATGTTAACCCGAGGGCTTCTATCTTCTCATAGTTGTTCTTTCCTCCATAGATTGCTAATAATTGTACTTTATTATGTGGTCCTAGCATATTGGGTATGGTCTTATGCTTCTTTGTGTAGGCCGTAAAAAAAAGACGTTTTGCTAACCGAGTTATATTTTTGACCGCAATAGGATCAACTTTCCTTTTTGTATGCACTCGTCCTAAAAATTTCTCAACACCAGCCATTGCATCTACTTCAGCATAAAATATGAATTTGTGCAGAGATGATAATTCTTGGAGCTGATTCCCTGTAAGCTTCCATCTACAATTGATTATTTTTGCCAGAAAAGACTTCTTATTTATAGCAATGTTATTATGATGTAGAATCGGAAATAACGACAAAAATGGGTATTCAAAACCAATAATGACTTGATCCAATTTCCATAAATCATGAATACATGTCAATATAGGTTTCCAATTCATTGCGTAATTTTCGTCGTAATCTGATAAGTTGAGTAAGAAGCCCTCCAATCCCTTCATAAAGTTTACAACTGCATTATGGTCAGTTGGTAAGATGCTTAGATCGGATAATATAGTCAAAAAAACCCGGGACCATGCATACTCGTCACACGTTAATATTATTGCTATATTATTGAGGATATCAGCAGTCGTAAACATATAGTCAAGATATGCAATTGAACCAGCAAACCAGACTTTCTCAGAAGAATGATATAATTGAAAATGACCCCCACACATTATTAAATAAAATTCAAAATCCTGTGCTTTTGCATGATAAATTTGGCTCCCAGTCTTAAATACAATTAACTCTGCATCCTGATGGGATTCAATCTCTTCTGTCATATCTACACCACTTGTAGAATCTACTTGTGCCAAGAAGACCCTCAATCTCTGGATAAATATTAGGAAGGAAAGGTAAGTCGTGTCAGGTGCACCTTGCGGTTGAAAATCAACATGCTCCATAGCCGCTATGGATAATTCCCAGCTTGTGGCTTTACTTGCGAACGAAGCACTAGCAGCATTTATTAATTCAGTCTTTGTTGTGTATTTTGATCTGCACATGCTTCGCAGGACGTTGATGTCGAAAGTGATTGGTGCCACGGATGTGTATGATGGCAATACACCCTTCTTCTTTATTGATCTGATTTCCTTCAGTTCATTAAAATGGTGATCATGGAGTCTGAATTCTCCAATTTCAACTCCTTGCAGTATAAAATTTTTTACTGATTGTGAGTAAGGAATAAGTGGGCTGTTGATACGTGCTGGCAATCGTATACTTTTATTCCCGGGAGTTCTTTGCCTACGTGTTCTCCCATTTTGATGTTTGTATTGTATGGGCGGATGTGTGAATACGGTCTTATGTTCAATTTTCGGATTACTTTCTATGTGGCTTATCAGCCCCTCAGAACAAAGGTTTGTGTAGTCTCCTTTCCTGAATTCTGCAATATAGTCCATTTTTCAAAAAAATTTTTTTCAACAAGATCAGAATGCCGTATCTCACAG